TACTATTGATATCACCTAATGAACCGATAACCTTTTTGAGAGAGTTGGTGCCCGAATTACGAGTCAGCAGCCCCTCTTCTTTCATTTTTGTGATTACGTCATTTAATGTTGCATCAGCCATTTTCTTCTATTTTCCTATTGACTTTTTCTTCAAACAGTGTATAATAGCTTTATCGCTAATGATGTTTAAAGTAAGTTATTTCTTAACAGGTGTTGATGGTTTACTAGGTGGTTTACTACTCTTCTTATCACTGTATGCATTCGCACCAAAGTAAGCAGCAACAAGAGCAGAAATAGCTACAAAGTATGTTGGTGCAATGTTACCAATAATCACTGCTGCTTTGTCTACGCCAAATAACGAAGTGAAGAAGATACTAAACGGATACAGAAGCATTCCAAACAAAGCAAACCAAGTCATCTGCCTCATCGCATCTCTACGAGCATCAGCGTCTTCTAACTCTTTACGCTTGAACTCAAGATACATATCCATTTCTTCTTGTGAGACGTGACCGTCACCATTCGCATCAGCACCAGGCAAAGCAGATGCGTCAATGGTGACGGTGTTAGTTTCTTCTTCAGACACTTGACGTTATCCTTGTTGTTTTGCATTTTGTTCTTCAATATGATCAATAAGCATTTCAACATATAAGTCACGTTCGAATGGTATCAAATTTTCAATTTCGGTTATAGAATATTTATGATGTTGGACGAGGGAAAAGATGACCTTATAATAATTAGAGATATTATTATGGATCATCATTAAGTAAAAAAACTTTGCATCCCTTCGAGCGTTTTCGTTACTTCTGTTCCATCTTCTCTAGTGTAAGATACGTCGTGGGATAATTTAGGCATCAAGTTGAAATATTCTTCAACATTTCTCATGTCTTTAGAACTGAATGAATTGATAAACTCATCTTGTTCTTTTTTCGTGTGATCCTTCAAAAGAATAACATCGTCATCTACTAAAATCTGATCAATACATTCGATAAGAATACTATTCATCACCTGATCTTCTGACTTTTTCTCAAGTTTTTTCACTGTAGCATAATCTGGGTCTTTCATTATCAGAGAGATACTATCGTTTATTTGAATAATATTGTTTCTTTCGGGCATTGTTACTTTAATATCATCTAGATTAATACTAATTTCATATTCAATATTGTCTTCATCATCAGTAATTTTTAGTTCGATGATATTGTTTACAGACTTTGCCCTCAAATTTAAAAACAAATATTCAATATCATATGGAGCTAGAGTTTTAACGTTAATATCACTGATAATGCAATTTGTTAAAATTTGCTCTATCGCATTTTGAATATCTTTTTCTTCTTTGCCTTGTGATGCCATTAGAAGAATTTTTTCTTCTCTGACGGTAAATGGCCGATACTTGATATTCTCTTTTGTAGATGGTAATTCAAGCATGAATGTAGGGGTATCAATTTTAGGTAATGCCATAGTTTAAATCACTCCGTTAAAGTACTCCGAGTCCTCTTCCTAGAGTTCGGATTGTTGTTCCTTGATTAATCAAATCTTGTATATTTCGAGGTCTGTTAATTGTATTTATTACGCCAGCAATAGACGCTGCTTGTGCAATTCGAGTGAATAGTCCTACTGGTGTTCTAGGCTTATTAACGTCAGAACTGTTTGCTGATGATCTATCAATCGACATATCATCATATGTAAACTCAATAGGAATCTGAATTAACGTATCGTTTTGTTCCCATCCCATCGATACAGCACCAATCTGTGTTGGATATGCTTCATATAACGTATATACAACTTTTTCGGAACTATCGTAATCGTATCCAATAATTTCTATCGTACAAGCATAGTCTTCTTTATATCCAATCTCTCTATAACCTCTACCGTCAAAAACTTCACCACCATCTTGTACGATGAAGTTTAGCCATCGCTGAAAGAATCCCATTATCAGATAGTTTGAATCGCTAAAGAAACTTGTTGTAAACGTATCATTCGACCGTGAGATAGGCATCTTGTTGACTTGCCCGTAAGCAATAGGCTTGTAATCAAATGTGTTTATGGTCTTTCCTGGAAGACTTGTGGTGTTGCAGAAGAAAGTCAACTGTTCCATTGTAGGAAAGGAATCACCATCACCAGCAAATATTTTAGAAGGTGGCGTAATTCGTACAATGAACTTATTTGCAAGCGCAAGACCGCCAAATTTAGAGCTTGATATTTGCGCTCTGAAATCTGCTACATTAAATGCCATTATTAGCTTCCTCTAATCATTTGTCTGGAGTCTTTGTAGACTTGACCTTTTTTGATACGGCCTTTGTTTTCATAAAATCTCTCAAGAGGTAGAAACAACGCAATGTCCCATTCAGATGGGTTTATGTAAATCATTCTAGATTCAACTTGACTAATCAAATAACGATGTATTGTAGGCTTGAATAGTCTAAACTTCGCTGCTCCATTTAACACATCATAGTTTAAACGCAATCTTGTTGTCTCATCGTATTTTTTATTTGACGCTAAATCATAAAGATGATCCATCAACTTTGCACGAAGCTGTAGCGGTAGATAGTGCATATTGATGCCTAGCCAACCTTTTGGAACTTTCTTAAAAGGAAATACAAGAGGAAATCTATCATAATAAGGCAGCGTTTTCTTGTGTTTTGGATCATAATGATATAGATACATATCGCCCACACGAATCTGTGAGCGTCCACGTTCTGGGTCAGACTTTACAAGTTTTGCTGGTTGAAGCGCACCTGTACGTCTAGCGGCATCACGATACCACTCTCGTGCGTTTTGTGTGCGAGCAGGGATTTGACCCTTCTTCACACCTCTTAATAAGAGTTCGTCAAATACTGTCGCCAACTTCTTGCCTCTCCTTTTTCGGTTAGAACCATAAACGTCCAACCTCTATCATCACAATATTCTTGGGCAGCACGCCACTTGGATAAGTTCGTGCCCCACGTCTTCACTTCTTCGAGATATCTCTTTGTCACCTTAGACTTCTTCTGTGGTGGCACAGATTGATTCATTGGTTTAATCTCAACAAGTATTACATCACTATTTAGCTTTTTTACCCAGAAGTCTGGAAAATATCTATGCTTTCTACCGTCAATTAAACTGCGATAAGGCACGATTATTTCTTCTGACGACCATTGAACGATATCATTGGTCTCATCACATCTTCTCATAAACTTTAGTTCCCACAGACTTCTATAAATAATCTTAGTGTGGTCACCCTTATATTTATGAGAGTTTGAAGGTCTGAATTTTCCTCGGTATGCCATATTGTTTTCGTTATAAATAGGTTTAAATAAGTATTTATAAAGGTCGAACTATGCAGTCACATGTGCCTCGCTCACCAGATGCTATACGAAATATTAAGAAAGCCGAAAATCAAGTGAACCAAGTACAATTTCCTTCTGATTTAGGAAATGTTGGTATGCTCTTGATGTTCAAGAAATATTCGTATGGTGAAAGAAACTCTGGCGCAATAACAAGTGCAAGAGCAGATATTCAAGATTCTGTTTTTCTTTCTTTGCCTGACTCTTTAATAGATGCTCAAGGTATAAGAGTTTCTGCAACAGAACTTGGTTTAGTAGGTAATGCCGTTGCTATCGGTGCGAGTGCATTAGGATCGGGTGGGCTAAGTGCATTGGTAGATGCTGCAAAAGGTGTGGGAATGAAAGAGCTTGCTGGAGCAGCAGCCTCTTACTTTGTTAATGAAGCTGCTAGTGCGGTGGCACCCAATGTAATGCAAGGTGTTGAAGCTGGTGCTGGAGCCAAAAGAAATCCTTTCCAAGCATTACTATTTGATGGTGTTGATTTAAGAACGTTTACTTTCAATTGGACATTTATACCCAAATCTCGTGCTGAAACTAATGCGATTAAAGAAATCATAAGACTTTTTAAATATCATAGTCTTCCTTACTATAAAGATTTTAAAGCGGGTAATGTAAGTGCCGGTGGTAAAACGTTTTTATCTTATCCTAGTGTTTGTCTACCTTTAATTACAGGAGTTGATACAATTGTAATGAAGGCATGTATGATTAACAGAGTTGATGTTGATTATGCTGGTGGTGGAGAACTTGCGTTTCTAGAAGGTGGTAATGCAGCAGCATTAAAACTTAGCGTGACTATGCAGGAAATGCAGATGTGGACTAGAGAAGATTATGGTGGATCATCTGATGT